TCAATTCTTGGAACGTTAATAGTTTGACTTTGCCCGTCAAGTGTAAACGTTACTCGAATGCAATCTATGTCGGTTACTTCTCTTCCAACGTATATTTGAACGGTTCTCATTAGCTAATTGAGTTTATAATGTCGTAAGCCATTTCAAATTCCATAGTGTAATTAATTGTTTTCGTGTTTATGGATTTTAATTTTTCGATTGACTTTGTTTTTAAATTAGCAGGAAACCCGTCAACACGTATCATTTCACTAAGTAACATTTCTTCAATTACTTGTTTATAGTTTTCATTAACCCACCCCGTATTAACTTTAAAAGTTCGCTTTCCGTTTGTGTTAAAAGTTTTATACTGAGGTTGAGTAGTACTGTAATCAGGAAAAGGAACGGGGTTAGACTTAAATTGATTATTTGTCATTTCAACATTTTCAGTTGAAGCCTTAAAGAACGCTTCCATTTGCCAAGCTCCCCACCTATTTACAAAATCAACTTGAACAGGTGTGTAACGGCATTCGCATTGTGGTACAAAATAAAACGTCCCTTGTATTGATTCAGACGGCCCAATTGTTTTAATTATTTCTAATTTATTTCCTACAGCATTCCAACCCGTGTAAACCCGTGCCACATCTATTACCATGTTATCAGTTAAGCTAACATTTTGAACTGCTGCAGTGTCTAAATTTGTATAACGTGCTATCCAGTTATTTATAATAGTTGCTTCCGTGTATATCGTAACAATTCCCGTAGCTCCGTCGCAATCGTAGTAATAAATATTTTCACCTAAATCGCTTAATAAAACGTTTTTACCTTGATAGTTATATTCGTTTTCGTAATACCCAAACCCGTCAAAGGCTTTATCTGTTACCGTGTCGATTAAAGTTTCAGTTCCGTCTAATGTGTAATATGTTTTATAAATTACATTACAATAAGCATAGTCGTTCGTGTTTGCGGTCATTCCTGTAGCTATTGGACTTGACTGCGTAAAATCAAAGAATTCACGAATAAACGGAGCTATGTTATAATACGTTGCGTTATTGTTTACGCTCGGAACTTTTTTACTTAGTGAATAAGTTGGAGCAGCAGGAGCAGCGCCCGTTCCGTTCCACAAAAATAATTCTAAACGTGTACTTTCTTGCGGCGTTTCATCAATCGTTATAATAAACGGGCTTCTTGCAAATATCATTTTTTAAATGTTTGGTTCATTATGTCATTAAATAAATCTTCTACTTCAAACCCGTAACCCTCTATTAAGTCATCAGGCAAGTTCTTAAAAGCTGCTTCAAATGGTTTAGTAAAAAATAAACTCGGTTTAATTCCTTTCTCAAATATGGAACGAGCAATAGCAAAATTTAAACCTTTACGGCTTTGAAATTTACCACCTGCTCCTCTCGGTGCAATACCTCTTCTAATTGTCCATTTATCAAAAGCACTCGGAGGAGGCATTTTAGATTTATAACTAAATGGTGTATTGTATTTTTTCTTAACACCTGAAACACCTTTATCCTGATAAAACCCGTATTCTTCCATGTCGAAATAAATACCGATTGAATTAGGAAACGCTTTTGCTTCACCTTTAATTGAGTTGTACAATTTCTTGGATGCGTTCTTTCCTGTAGTCGTTAAATTCTTTTTAGCTTGACTAACAATGTGCTTAATAAAACGGTCTAAAACCTCTTGTCTGTTATCCATCACAAACAGTCATTTCGTTGCCTATCAAATAATCAAATGTCATAGTCCAACCTGCTAAATTATTTTCGAAGCGTTCTATAAAAGGCTCACAAGTTGGGTTTCCGTCTATTATTCCTAAGTTGGTAAAATAGTCACCTCTTACAAGTTTGTCATAAACACGGTTTAACATTGTTATCTGAGTATTCAATACGTCTTGCTCGTTATCGTTGCCTATAAATAAATTCGTGGTTTCGTCTTTTGATATATCCACTACGTCCATAGCAATAATAGAAATATTATAACGAATAACATTACTTTCAAACGTTGCATTATTTACAATGATATGAGCCAAAGGAAATATAGTTTGTTTAGCTAAGTCAACTCTAAAAATATCGCCTTGCGTAACCGTGTTTACTAAATTAGTTGCTTCTAACTCAGATTTTATAATATTTAATATTCCGTAATAACTCATAACCCTTTTTTAAATTGCCTGTTTAATTCACGTTGTTCAATTTCTGTTTTTTGCTTTTCGAAAGTAAGGAAGGTAAGTGCTGTTGTAAGTCGAAGTCTGGTAACTTCTTCAAACTTTGTGACGTCTCCTTTAGCTGCTGCATAAATGCTTTGATACCAACCCCACTGTTTACTAAATTGAGTTCTTTCGCTAAAGTCTGAGAAATCTCCTTCTCCTTCAGTATCTCCGTCTCCAAATAAGATAGGGTAGCCCCTAATAATTCGTTCTCTAAATTGTAAAAAAAAACCTTTGCAGCTAAGGCTATATCTAAACTAATGCTTTCCATTATTTCGGAATAGTTAGCAGAACTTTCGTAAGGTTCAATCTTATACTTGTCTCCGTGTTTTTCTACAATAGGTCGATACATAACCGCCATTGCTTTATGAAACGTTCCTATATCGCTTATATTCGCTTCAAGGTCTATATATTCACCCCAGCTCATATTTTCTAAATTAGGAATAAACCCAAATTCTACTCCTGCAATTTTAAATCTGTTTTTAAATTCGCTTTTTTGTTGGAACATCGTAGCAAAATGCTCGCTTAGTGTTTCAACTTCTTTAAATGGAATCTTAACTACGTCTTTTAGTTCAATAGCACAAAAACATTGTATCATTTTTTCAGCTAAAAAAACTTCGTCATTCGTGTTTTTGGCAATACCTAAAAACTTTTGATAGTTCTTTAAAGGTATTTCACTAAGTTTTGTTGGAACGATTAATTCTAACTTCATATTATTTAAACGTTTATTGTGGTTTTTTGTAGTTCACGGCTACCGCATACGCTTCGCCAAGTAAAATTAAATGCTTTCTTATATTTTGAGCGTCATTAAAAACTATCTTTACACGCTTGCCTGTTCGAATATACACATAATGCTCAACTTCTTTGGTTAATATCGGTGTCTCGTCTGTCATTAACGTATATTATATGTGCCGTAATTTCTTTTAAGTCCGAGTGTTTCCATTTCATGGTATCTTAAAGCGTCTATTGCATGGTTATTTGTGTCAATAGGTTTGTTTAGCCTTGCTCCTGCTTTATCTACGTCCCAACAGTACGCTCGAAGTTCTTTGATTAAATTAACGCTGTTAGACGTAACTAAATATTCCTGCTGTTGTATTACATCAATTCCGTAATTAATTGAGTCCTTGCCTTTTGTAACGCCTTTAATTGTTATTCCGTAGCGTCTTATTTCGTCTATTGATTTAGGTTCTGAGCTATCCGCATATATCGGAACGTTCTTTGGAAGTCTTTTAGCTATATCGCTGTTTAACATTCCTGTTTGGTATACTAATTCATTTAGGATTCGTGTTCCGTTATAATTGTAAATCTCAATTGCTGAGGTTGGGTCGTTAGTGTAACCAAAGTCTAAACCAATACCCACTAACCGAGCATCACTCGGCAACTGATTAATCTGTTTCCAATTACTGAATATTACACCCTCAAGCATTCCTATTTCACCTAAACCATAAACACGCCACCAGTTACCCCAATATGCGCTTGTTTCTGCTTTTAAGCGGTTCTTTTCTATTTGTTCAACTATACTATTGTCTAAGGCTTCATTATCCTTGTAGGTAAGAATTATAAAGTCTGCATCGGGTTCGTCTTTTAGTTCGGTATGTACCCAAAATTCGTTAGCAGGATTGAAGTCTAAAAATACTTCTTTTTTAGTCCGTATAGCAAGTTCATTATAAGATTCAAAGGTAACATTATTACACTCGTTAATATATAGAATATCACGGCGAGCACCACGTAACTTACTACTGTCATCCGCACTAAAAAATTCAAAAACACTCCCATTTTTAAAATTATAGGTTAATAAAGATTTGTTGAATTGTTCATCGTTGTATCTATTAGTCCATTTAAGTATTTTAAGAAAGTCTTTTAACGCACCACGTCTAAGATGAGGTATTGACTCAGCTACTACGCTTATTTCTAAGTTAGGTTGTTGTATTGCTTTGTTTATTAAAACCGCTAAAATAGAATACGTTTTTGAAGCTGCCGTACCACCCTGAATTATTTTAGTTCGTCTTTTTAAAGCAAGAACCTTATTTGTTGCTGTCGTCCTCTTGAACATCAGGAAATAATGGTTGTTCTAAAATCGTTTGTTCAATTTGTTGTAATGGCGCACCGTAACCGCTATCCATTAATGCTTTATACGCTGCTACATCTCCCTCACGTGCTTTTTTAATTAGTGCCAAAGTCATTAAATCTTCCTGAGACATAGTTTCGTTTTCACCAGTTAAAGGGTTCTTTAGGTTTTGATTAACTTCTAACCATTGCCTTGCTATTGTGCTTCTACCCCTTGCTCCTTTGGGTCTTCCGTTTGGGTTTCCGCTTTCGCCTTTTTCAAACTTTTTAAGGTTATCTAATTTGTTCGCCATTATCTTTGTTATTTCACTGTTTATTTAAACTCCTTTAATCGGAACATTTACTTTTTTTG